GGTCATCTCAACCGAGTTGGGCGGGCAATCGACGCTGCAAAGCCCCAGTGTACCCTCTGGCACGACCGGCAGTTTTGGAAAATCAGCCGGCGCGCCTTCCAGTCGCTTGATCTCACTGGTCGTGGCGTAGATGATGTCTTTACGGCCCAGGAAGTAGTCGTAATCGACGCTGCAGTTTGAGCCGTCCACAGGGTCGTCGCCGAGCCCGGTTCGGCCGAAATTGACCAGGCTCAGATTGCCAAGGGCTATCTGCAACGGTGACATGGTCAGACCGCTGGTATTGGATGCGGGTGGGTTGCCGCCGACGATCTCGTCCACGCCGTCATCGATGTAGGTGGTGACCCCGGAAGCGACCTCCTTGAGAAGCTGAAAATCGGCCCGGTCGGTATTCTGCGACCCTCGGTAGACGCGATAGCCGGTGGCTCCGTTGACCGGCAACCAGGACAGCTTGTTGATCTCGCCGGCCAGGGTATCGCGGGAAACGACCTTGGCAGGGTCATATTCGGTCTCGCCGGAAGCGTCCAGAACCGTAACCTGGTAGAAATGTTCCCCAGCCCCTGGATGCCCCGATTCACCGAACCAACCACCGTCCACATAATCCGTTCCTTTGATCATCTGCTTGGTATAGGTCCAGCGCACGGTGTAGGTGGTGCCGATGGCCGGTTCGCTGCCCGTTCCGAGCCAGTCCACATAATTGCCCGACTGCTGCCAGTCCACGCCTTCCTGAAAAACGGTCGCGCCCTGGCTTACCTCGAGAATATCCACCACCGGATTCGGGGCAAGCAGGTCTTCGCCGCCTCCCACCGAGCCGCGGGTGATGTTGGATACGATCTCGACGATGGCCTCGACCTGGGTGCTCTCTTTCAGTGGCGTGCTGTTGAGCGCATAGCGGCGGGTGCCGACGTTGTAGGTCTTCTGCTCGCCGCGCACCGATTTGGTGGCGACCGATTTGGGAACCATGGTGGTTGTCGGCATATCTTTCTGCAGTCGGAAGCCCTGGATATAGGCGCGCCCGGAGTTGGTGATCACTTCGACGTTGTCCCCGTCGCTGTCGCCGATAAAGCTGTCCAGTCCATTGACCAGGTAGCTGCCCGCCTGGTCGAAGGTTCGTTCGGCCAGGTTCTGGAGCAGCGAATTCAGTCCCTCCGCCGCGGCGAAGGAAAGCTGATCCTCGGTGATGGAAGAGACCGTGATGCGACTGCCGGGAATCGTCCCCAAAAGATCCCGGAGGTACATGTTGGACTTTTCCTGGACCGTGGCGGTGACGTCACCGGTTTCCCGGTCGAACTTGTAGATGGGAACGACTTTGCGCTCGAGAACGTTGTTGGGCAGGGTCTCACCGCTCGTGTCATGGTCTTTCAGCGTCAGAACCCATTTTTCGCGCTCGGCGGTGGGCTCGCCCGTGGCCGGATTGATGAGCGCCGCGTCCTGGTTGTAACCGTAGTTGTACTTGAGCAGCTCGACGTAAATGTAGTCCACGCCCGATGTCTTGGCGGGATCGTAGGTCAGAACCGCGCCCGGAGCCTGCTCGAGATAACCGTCGACATAGACAATCCCTTCGGACACGGTCAGTACATTGGCTGTGACCGACACCCCGAGCCCGCTGATGACCGCCCCCTCCTTGAAGAGCATGTCGGCGATCTTCTTGCGCTCGAGGTTGATGATCTCCTGCTGCTCGTTCAGTTCCGAGTCGAGCAGGTCGCGGTCCTGGTGGTAGCGGATCTGCTTATAGTTTTTTGTCGGGTCGAATGTATCGCGCGAGATGGACATGGTTGTTCCTCCTAAATTTTAATGACCCCGACCAGCTCCACCCGCGTATCGGAGGTCTTGTTGAAATCGGGGATGTTTTTCACTTCGTACAGGTACCCGGACGTGAGCACCTCGCCGCTCGGATTGGTGTCCGGGTGGTAAACACCATTGGCCGCGTAATCCGATTGAAGACCATCGATATAGGCCACATCACCGCCGAAGAATCCGTACTCCCGGATGGTGATGCCGTTGGCCTCGCTTTCCTCGAAACGGAAAAACACACCGATGGTCTGGGTCTCCTCGGCGGTCTCGATGTAATGGATACCGTTGACGACGAGCGTCCCTTCCGGGTCTTCCTTGAGAAAGGTGCGTTTGTAATGTTTCTTTCTCGCTCGTTCGGTTTTAAGCGCCGTTTGGTCGATGTCCGGCGCGGGCGGGTTGAGCGGGTCGATAAATGTGGCGTCACCGTCGCCGATGGCGCAGTGAGTGATGCCGTCGATGGGTTCCCCCATCAGCAGCCTCGCGGTGAGGATGCGGCCGGTCTTGACAATAAGTCCCAGTGACATAGGTATTCCTCCTTCAGGTCTGTATCTCGTGGCTCTCGTTGATCAGTATGGCGAAAACCGTTTGTCGGGCATCCGGGCTGTGCTCCATCGGATGAACCACGCTCTGTTTTGTGTTCATGATCCGGTCGAGTGCGCTGAAGATTATCTGCCGGGTGTCTCCACGGATGCCGAGCGAATGATGAACAGGAACAACGATGTCGGCGCTGAATGCCAACGGTTGTTGAACCACTAAAACCAAATCCGCATGGTTTTGTGCGGCATGAGTGATTCGCTGCCCGGCATCAACAGTCACGCCCACCATCCCCGATACGACGATCTGAATATCTGTTTCCACGCTGATCGACATATTGGCCTTCCTACAGGATCGGGTTCTCCGTTCCGGTGATCCGCAGCTTCAAGTCCGTCTTGTTCTGAACCGCCGTTCCCGGCGGCACGGTGCAACGCCTCCATAGCGAGACGGTGACGTTGTGCGCCTTGTCGCCCAGGTTGATCGGTGCGCCGGGAGTGGCTGTATCCAGTTCCGCCTCGGTCAGCGCCAGCGCATACCAGTCCGATTCGTCTCCCCCCACGGTATCGACCGGTTCAATTACCAGTCCCGTGTAGTCGTATCCGGAGTAGACCGCGGCTCCGGCGTCATGCGCGGCGGGAGCCGTTCCCCCGTAACCGCGCTCCACACCGAGCGTTGCGGTTCCAGCGCCGCTCAAAACACGCATTTGTTCGCTGTCGATAATGATGACTTCACCGTCGGCGAAGCGGATCTCATCCATCTGCAGCGAGGTCTCGCCCGAAGCCAGCGCAACAGCCAGCGTTGTCTGCTCGTTGGCGAGAAAAAGTTCTTTGTCTTTTGATTCGCCGTCGGTCCCGTTGTAGGTATCGTCGTCGGGGTTCGAGAGGTCGCCCTCGGATACCTGCTGGACCAGGGTGATGTCTTCATATAAGTGAATCGCCATTAAATCCTCCTATGCCGCCGGCCATTGCGTGACGGTGTACTGATTGGCCGCCGCGTCGATTCCGGCCCAACGCAGGCCCGGCTCGGACAAGCGGAAACCGGAGCCGTTGAGCGGCATGAGGCCCAACCGCATGGGCCGGGTACGGTCTACGGACAGCCGCAATCCCGTGTGGTTGAGCCTGCGGTTGTTGAGAAGCAGCGTTTCCACGCGTCGGCGACGGGGAATGCCTGTATCCACGGTCAGCTCGAACGATGCCCGAGCCTCGGTGATGTATGCGTCGGTGATTTCAGTTGAGTTCAAGGTCCGGCTGTTCAATGAAAAACCGGGGCGACGGGCACGCCAGCGATCCACCACGTCCCAGGCTCCAGAGACCTCCGACCAGTCCGCATGGGCATAAGCGGTAATGAACAGATGCCTGCCGGCAGCCGCGCCGGAAACCTTGTCCATGCCGTTCACGCGGGAATGTCCCACTCTGAACCAGTGCGAGAGCCGTGAACGGCGACCGTAACGATGGGTTCGCCGGTTTCCCTGGTTATCCGATTCGCTGTGAAGCGCCTCGGACAACAGGTCTTTCTGCCGGAATTTGATTTTGCAGGCCGGAGCGGATTGATTGAGTCGAGAGCGGTTCAGGTCCTGACCCGCCAGTCGTAGAACCGGCGTTGTATTCTTGGCTTCTGGTTTGGTATCGATCCCGCAGCAGACGGCGAACTTCCGCTCGCTTATCCAGAGATTGGGCAGCCGGTCGGAATTGAGCGGTACACTATTCAACCGGAACCGCGGCGTGCGGCCGTGCCAGCGCGAGAGACATACTCCGGCTCGTTCAATATCCTGCAGGAGCGTTGTGCCGTCCGTAATCCGCCACAATCCCCAGGTCTTGTTCTTGCGGGTCAGGTGGTAGTCGGTGTTCAGCGCGTTGTGATTGACCACGAAAGTCTCATGCAGATGGCCGAGACAGACGCGTTCCACCACCTTTTTAATAACCGCCTCAAAATCCGATTCCATCGAGAGCAGCGAGTAGAGCCACTGCAGAAAAAAGACCCTGGTACTTGCCGGGTGATGAAATTCCAGTGCCGGACGAATGCCTTGTACGATGTTGTCGCTTTCGATGCGGTAGACACCGAGACTGTAGATCAGTCCGGGCAGCTTTGAACGTCCCACCAGGGAACGTCGATTAAGCCGCAACGCCCTGTGGAAGGTTTCTTGTATACCTCCCTGCCAACCGATGTCGGTGAGTGACCGGCTGATCGCCGGGATAGTCCCTTTGCGCCGATAGATTTCCACGGCCTCACGAATGCGCCTGCGCTGGGTCGGGGCGTCGGCAAGGGGGTCGAAGCGGTGTCCCACGATCTGTCCGAGCAAAGGAAGAAACCTGTCTTCACAACGGTCGACGTCAAAGAGTTCGGGAAATCTATCGATCAGTTCCTTGAGATCATCGAAGCTGGTCGCGGGGACATTGAGAAGCGTCTGCAGATCACCCGAGCCGTCACGCTCGCGGTAAAGCGGGGGCAGGAGGTCGATAAGTTTTTTCCCGAAGTAGGATGCCATCAAACAGCCCTCCTGACATCGAGATTCGGTGTGCCCAGGACGGCGATTTCACCGGCCCGGATTTCGACATCCTGCTGCGGAGTGAACATGTTCACGTGACTCACACCGCGCACGCCGTCGATAGCGGAAACCAGGTCGGAAAAATGCACCGGTACGCCGAAATCCATGCGGTCGAAGGCGAAAAAATCCTCCAGCGCCTGTTCGACCCGGCTGCGCACCAGATCCAGGTCTTCACCCGCATAGGCGAATATTTCCGCGTCGATAACCACAGGCCGATAGTCCGGCTCAAAGAGGTTGATCTCCACGGTGATGACCTTGCGCGATTCCAGATACCCAGCGAGGTCTTCTTTGAGAAGCGTCGAAGGTGGTCCGCCGCCGTCCGGGGCGACAGCCAGGTTGACCTGGTAATAACGGATATTTTTGCAGTCGTTGACATCGAGAATCTGTGCCTTGGCGACACCGGGATAGCCCTCCGCCAGCGCCTGATAGTCCTCCTTGGTGACCGCCTTCCACAGGGATCGCACTTCGGCCGGGGCCTGTTTGCGGGCGTGTTCCAGGCTCTCGCGGTCGGCTCCGCCGGTGGCCGGTACCGGATTGTCGACCGTGAGAGCGACTTGTTGACTGTCGAGATAAATGGGCGTCAGCAGTTCACTGACCAGGTTCGCTCCGATATTCCCGGACGCGCCCAGGGTTTCGAGATAAGCCGCCTCGATTTCCACTCCGGCGGTGGGAACAAATCCGCGCACGCCGTCACCAAAGAAGATACGGGTCTTGTCCAGAGCGTCTGTGTCGGATTGAAAGTGAAGGGATTCGGCCTCGCTTTCCTGGAAGTGAAGGACCTCTGTCCACTCCTGATCTTGTATCCGGATGCGGATGCTCCCTTGAGCGACCGCCGTCCCGGTGAGGTTGATCTTCTGGCCCGGCTCGCCTGTGCCGGAAAAGGTTTCAGTTTTGCGAATTCCCTGGCGCGCGCCCACTTCGACCGTCATCCGGCCAGTCGGGATGGTGGCGTCTTTGGCCGTCTCAAACTCGACATCTTCGTCTTCCAGACGGGCCCTGCACGCCGTTCCTTCCGGTATGACCAGATCCGCGTCAAGGGGCGCGGCCAGGGAGAAACGCAAATCGGTTGTGGCAGCCACCGGCGAGTCCAGCCGGTAGCTGATAAGTTTGCAAAGGTTGATGACGTTTTGCCGCTGGCGGGCGGTGGGCAGAAAGGCTTCGGCGGCCTGAGCGTCCAGATAGTACGCCAGCATATCGCCGACGCCGCAGAAAAGTTCGAGCAGAACGACACCGAGGTCGGACGCGTTGAAGTCCGTCCAGCGGTCTGTCAGCTGCGGCACCCGCGCCAGAAGTTCCCGACGCAGGGAGTCGTAGTCCTTGTTTGTATAAGCGATACTGGCTCTGCCCATTTCCGGTCACCTGTCGGTTTTAGCAACATGGGCTCCTCAAACCGCCGCAAATGACAGAGAGGACCCGCTTGTTACTTACCGGCAATGGCGCGGAACTGTCGGGAAACGGATGCTTGAAGCGGCTCGCGGTGGAAGGGGAAAACCAGGTTTCCTTCCACCTGGCTCTGAATGACCCGGTATGAGATACGAACCGGCAGGAGGTTGCTGTCGATGTTCTGCGGTGAGTCGTCAAAGGAGACGTCGGTGATGACCACCCGCTTTTCCCATCGTTTGACGGCGTCGATCACGTAATGGCGGATCAGGCCTTTCAACACCTCGTCGTTGGCTTCGAACACCAGGTCTTTGAGGCGCGAGCCGAATTCCGGGCGCATGAACCGTTCGCCCGGGCGCGTGCCGAGAATCTGTATGATGCTTTCGTGAATGTGTTCGTGTTCCCTGGATGTTGCCG